GCCTGTACCAGTAGTGGTAGTAGTTTCCCTAACTCGGTCAGCTAAAACTATTGCCATGTGTCACCCTTAAACGGTTCCAATCTTTGTCCAAGTATTGGGGTTGCTGCTGTCAATCTCTGCCCAGCCTGCGGTTTCTGCGGTATCAACAGTAGCCCACCCTGCGGTCTGGGATGCGTTGATTGTCGCCCATGTTGTGCTTTCTGCGGTATCTATATTGCCCCAGCCTGCGGTCTGGCTGTCGTTGATAAGTTCCCACAGGAACCGGGCAAAGAACGAGTCTGATGCCGTGATTGTCTCTTGAATGGCACACAGGAACACCTGTGCCACCACGACTTCATCAATGGCAGAGCCAAATTCCTCAATCAAAGCCTCAAAGGTAGCGGCTGCGTCGATAGCATCTGTAGCTGCGGACGACTCTGAAATGTTGCTTAAGAACAAAAACGCGCCAGACACAGTATCCGTGGCCGTGGATGTCTCGCTGACATTTGCAAGGAAAGCAAATGAGCTTGATGCTGCATCTGTAGCGGTTGCCGTCTCAGCTATGGTGGATTTAAACGTCTGAGTCCCAGCGGTGGAGTCTGTCGCTGTAGCTGTCTCTGCTACGTTCGTAGCAAAGGTTTGAGCCGCAGCGAATGTGTTGGTCGCTGTCGATGTCTCTGTGACCGCAGTTGGGAATGTAGCTGCTGCTGAGATTGAGTCCGTTGCCGTTGCTGTTTCAACAACCGGCGCATTGAACGTGCTGGCTGCTACCGCATCGGAGTCAGTGGCTGTTGCCGTTTCTGCAATAAAAGAGCTAAACGTCTGTACTGCTGAGAATGTGTTGGTAGCTGTTGCCGTCTCAGAGACTGTGGTGGCAAATGTCTGCGCAGCAGACAGGGAGTCCGTGGCTGTTGAGGTCTCGGTGACCGTAGTTACAAATGTCTGGGCAGATGAAATTGAATCCGTAGCCGTTGAAGACTCAGCAATAGCCGTTGGAAATGTCGCAGCCGAAGACACTGCATCTGTAGCGGTGGATGTCTCTGATACGGCTGAAAGGAAAGTTAAAAGCGAAGAAACGCTATCCGTCGCTGTGGCTGTCTCTACTATGGATGCGTTGTAGGTAGAGCTTGCAAGCGACGAAAAGGGGGACTGCGAGAATGCGGATATGCCGAACACTCGTCATGCCCCGCTCATATCAGGCCGCTGCCAGTTCGGCTTCAGCGAACCAACGCTGTTGCACATGAGCCTCGACATCTGTCCACTCAATCAGGTAGGACACATTGCCGTCTTCATCCATGCGCATACCGATCACCGGGCCAAGAGGCACAACGCCAATCAGTTTTACGGTATCGCCTTTTTTAAATGTTGCCATGATTAACCTGCCAGACTAAGGGTATACGTTACGTTCAATGTGTCACCAGACACAACAGAGCGATCACCGGGGGATGTGAAGTCAGATGCTGAGTACAGAGTACCTGTTGAGCCACTCTTCGTGCTGTTGCTAATCAAAAATGCGCCGCCAACAGTTGAGGTCGCATTGATGGTGTAAACAGCAGGAGAGGCTGAGTTGGTCGCCACAGATGGGTTGGCTGTGGTTGGTGTTGCAAATGTGCAAGCTGGACGGGTTGTTTGGCTGTAAGGAACGACTTCAGTCCAACCGGCGTGTGAAGCAGAGGTGTCTCCGGCGGCGGGGTTGTTGGTCGCACCTGCACCGTACAAACCGATGTACCAAGCGGCAGTATATGCACTGCCAAGGAAGTACTTGTTGTTCATGTCCTGCAAGCCGCCATTAACGACCAGATTGGGACATTCAGCTTCCCACTTCAGGTTACCGTCTTTGTCGAAGCACTGCATCGTGTAAACGCCTTTGGCGGTAGCTGACTCGCCAGCCTCCAAGGTTTTGGTGATTGCGCTGCCGATGGTATCGGCTGCTTTGGCTTTTTCTATTGCTGACATTTATTGCTCCTTACGCAATGCGAATGATCGCTGAAGTGTTGGTGACAGCGGGAAACTGCACCGTGAAAGTTGTTGTTGAAGTCTTGTCTGAGCCAAAGTCCAGCACACAAACAGAGCCGCCAGATGTGTATATCAAAGCTCCCCGAGCCGTAATAGCGCCACTCCAGACGGCATTGTTAAAAGAGATGTACGCCGTATTTCCGGAGTTGCCTACCGTAGGCGTCTGTGCAATCGTGAGAGCAATACCGCCAGCCGTGTACCCTGTAGCCACAACTTCGCCCGTAGACGTATAAGCCGTGGTAGAGGCGTTAAGTGAGGCCGCATTGGTGTACAGCGCCATGTAGAACGTATCGGTAATAAAGTCGAACGTTCCGTCCATCAACCCTATTTTGAAAGTGTTGCAAGCGAAGTTGCCTGTGAACGCCATTATTTAACCCCATTATTCTGAGGTAACGGAGCCACACGTACTTGACCGCTACGGTAAGCATCGCTGCGTTCCATACCATTACCCAGACGAATGGCCAGACCAAGGGCTTCTTTGTATTTCATGTCGTAGCCCGTCATGATGTCAACTTCACCCTTCATGTACGTGTACGCCTCAACCAGTGAGCCATACAGCAGCACAGAGTCAAAGTTGTCGCCCAGCCATGTTGTGGAGGCAGTGACGATTGACTCAGGGTAGTAGTAATAATGAAGCTCGACGTTGTAAGCAGCATCAGGTGTTGGGCCAAGGATGAAGCTCAACTCATTGGTCACCACAGGGCTTGCACCTGATGTAGTTGTTGGGCCAAACAAAGCATAGTATTTTGGAATGGCGGTGTCTGTTGGTGTGGGGTATGCCTGACGGATGAAGTTCACATCCTTGTTTAACAGATACTCATAAGCGCCATCCGCATCAATAACAGCCATTGAGTACGTAGCCAAAAAATCATCAGGGCAAGACAAGTACTTGTTGCTCGATGTTGTTACACCTGTCACATTCTTGCGAATGGACGGGAACTGCACCGTGTTGTAAATGCGTTGCTCAGCCTGCTGAATAAATGTATTCATAGGCGTAGGATCAGTTGAATAGTTAAAACTATTTTCCGTGTAATCCTGAATCGCAGTTACAAGCTGGGCGTAATTCATGCCATCGGGCCTCGTGCCATCAGGCCTTTAGTAGCGCAGCCTGTGCCGCGCACCTTAATACCATCGGTTTTAACTTGTTGGTCACCAGCAGCTTTACTGATGTTGCCAATAGACATGTTCACCGTGTCTGCTTTGCTGCGGTTGGGGCCAGAGCCGGGGTTGGACTCAACACCAACTGCCTTGCCAGACATGGTGTGTGGTGGTGCGTAAAGGCTGGCTGGGCCAACTTCTTTACCGCCTTGTTTCATGCTGAATTTAGCCATTATTTGCCCCTTTGATTTGCAACTTTAGCCATACCACGACCCATGCTCAGCATCATCTCATTGGTCTTGCCGCCTTTGGCCAGCTTCAACGATGTGCCCTTGCCGCCCTTGTGTTCTTGGGTGTCGTGTTGTTTAAAAGCTTTTTTGATTAAAGCAACATCTTGCTTTTTATCTGCTGCGGCTGATTCCATTTTTGCCATGATCGACTCCTTATGTCGTTACTATGCTGACTGTACCAATTTCTACTGCCATTGCCAAATTATTTGGGGTCAAAACAGCATCAAAACTGGATGCACCCCCAACTGGGTTCCACCCCACTGAAACACTCGGCTACCACCACCGCTGTAACCGTCTGCCAGCAAGCCAGAGACTTGGTAGCTCAGGTCAGGACGCGGATCACGCACCCCTTGCGGGTCATCCACTGGGTACATACCCAGCAACAACTGCGGCTGATCTGGTTCCCAGCACTCAGGGCACACTTTCAAGTCGTATGTCTTGGTTTTGACAACGAGCTTCTTGAGCGCCGTGAGCTTGAACCGAAAACCGCAACGGTCGCACTCGGCAATTGAGTTTTTGCCACTGGCAAACCGATTAGCCATTAGACCATTCTTCCTCTGGTCTTACCGCGCTTGGCTATACCGTCTGCGCGGGAAGAAGCTGTGGCCTTGACTCTGCCGCCTTTTTTTAAAAGCATTCCTTCAGGCTTTTGGTAATCTTTGGTTGCAAGTTCTTGCATTGGCTCATTGTCCTGCTTGCGCAGCGCCGTATTTGCACGCTTAACCTCTTCATTAAAGGCATTTTGTTCCTGCATTGACTTGTCGTAAGCTAGCGGGTCTTCTGCACGCAAAGAATCAAGCTTATTTTTTGCACCAAGGATTGCCCCTTGACCTGCGGTTCTTGCCAGCCTAACCATTGGCATTACGCTGGATATATCTAAATCTGGTTTTGGCATGTCTTACCCCCCAATGAACATCTGTCTGGGCACAAGCCGCAAGGCTGCGCGTTCCTGATCCTCATCCGCCGCCGACATCCAAGCCTCGTCGTACTGCGCTTTCAGCACCACCAGCCTGTCCATGCCGCCGGGCACTTTTAAAGCGATGTAGTAGGCCAATCCAGCCACCATACAAGGCACAAATCGGAAGGGCACGTCCATGACGTTCACACCACTGCCAGCATCCTGCACCCGGCGCATGCGCCAGTACACGAACTGGTATGTCTGAGAGCCATCAGGAGTGGGCCAGACAGTGATTCGGGGGAGGTTGGGTACGTAGACAGCCACACCAGCGGTATGGGCTGCGGCAGTCGTGTTGTTCTGGGCACGGAAACAGCCACCCAAGTCGTTGCCGTCCACGTATGTGTAGTAGATCGTCTCGCTGTCCAACGTGATGTAGCCCGATGTGGCCAGACCAACTGTGCTGGATAGGGTAATTGTGGTGGCTGTAGACGTTATGGTGGTTGCCAAAGTCACGCCAGCAGGGGCATTCTGGGCATCCAGACGCTGATACCAGACCTGAATCGGTCTGGCTTGTGTCAGTTTATTGGGAATGGTTGCGTAAGTTGACACGCTGATGCGTGTGATTGTCAAATCTGACTGGGTGGAAGCCACATTTGAGTTGGTTCGGATCACATGATCCAGCAAATCCACTGTATCGGCGGGGATGGCATAGGTGTTCAACCCCTGCTCAAAGGTTATGGTGCCCTGCTCGAACGTCCACATGTTGATGCCACGGTTTGCCCAGTCAGCAAACAGTAAATTAAGCGATCGACGTGCCGTTTTTAGGTCATAGCCCGTGCGCAACTCTGAACCCGCACGCTCAAAAGCTTCCTCTACCAATTCGGTGAGGTCTAAATTAAAGCCTGTTGATCCAGAGGTGTTCGCCATGTCACTTCATTTTTTTGAGGGTTTGAGCTAAACGCGCACGTTGGCCCATTTTGCCGGGAGTTTTTGCAGCCGCTGCCAACTTTTTAGCAGGGATGGGTTTATCACCTTTAACACCAAGCGCGGAACGTAATGCTCCGGGCTTTTTGATTGCTTTTTGAATCCATTTCTCGGCCATTATCTGTACCCCGCTGTTTTCTTTGCTACGCCCTTGGGCTGGGCCACAATCTTCTTGCGAAGGCTTGGTTTCGTGTAATTGCCAGCGGCATTGACTTTGCCACCTTCTTTCCACCGATATTCAAGATTTGCACCAGCACCGGTCAATTTTCCTTGCGCTTTTCCTTCTTTGGGTTTGTATGTGTTCCCCTCAAGAAAAGCACTAATGGTTGCATTGTCACTCAAGCGTTTTTGTAGACTCGCACGACCACCCACCCCAACACCGTATTTATCTCCAGCCCCGCCACCATTGATGACTGGGGTAAAGTCACTTTGCATTGAGTTGTCAGCTCCGCTGTTTTGATACTCAGCAATTTGCTGTCTTGCTTTTTCTGCAAGCGTTTCGCCGCCTTCATCAAACTTTTTGACTTTGCCCCCACGCTTATACATGGCGACTTTGTTCGGATCATCCTTGCGTTTGATCGTCTTCTTGCCCGGCATCTTTGACGGGTTGATGTCGCCCATGCCGCGTGAAGGTCTCATCTCAGCACTTGCCGCCACGCTTCATTGTGATCTGCTTGGCCTTGGTTTTGCCTTTGGTAGCAACGCCATCAGCCGCGCTGGTGTAACCACCAGCAGCCATCTTCTTGACACCGCCGCCTTTTTTCATGCCGCCCATCATTTGGGTTTTGTCGAAAGCTTCTTCTTTCTTGGAGCCTTCTTTGCCCTTGCCCTTCATCTCAACGTCTTTGCCAGATTTTTCAAACTTAGCAAACGGGTTCATTTTCTTTGTAGCCATATCACCACCTCTTTTAAAAGTTTTGCCTTTGTCGGCAGTTGAAAAATCCTTGCCCACAGACTGTGGGACTCCGGCTTTCTTGGCAAACGACGGGTTGTTGGCCACCGCTGCCATGAAATTGTGTTGCTTCTTACTTGTGCTCGGCATCGTCATCTTTCTTGCGATTAAGAAGCTTTTGCACAGTGTCAGTTTCGTAGATGCGGATTGCCACCCAAACAATACTGAGCAGTGCTGAGACAGCAGGTAAGAATTCCACAAGCGTTCCTATGACGGTAATGATTGAGGCACCATCAAGGATGTGCTTCAAAGTTTCTTGGTTCTGTTCGTTCATATGTATTTACCTCTTGTTTTGCCACGCTGGGCTATGCCGTCTGCACGCTTGGAAGCAGTCATGCCGCCTTTAGACATGCCGCGAGTTTCACGTTTGTACTGATCGGCCAGCTCTGATGCTTTGTCCAGTTTGCTGTTGATATTTTTTTCTTTTGCTGCCTGTCCTTCTTCCGACCAGCCCATATCGCGGCCAGTCGTGTACATATCAACGGCATCTTTATTTGATGTTCCGGGATTTTTGCCTTCAGCTAAATCAGCGGCATCCATAGCAGCAACGCTTTTGGTAGTTCGCGGTGGAAACTTGTATCCAACTTCCGACTCTTTCAACGGAATGTACTTTTCTAATTTTTTAACGCGTGCATCGTTTTCGGCCATGATGTTTACCTCAACATTTCCATCTTGCCAAAGAAGCCGCCTTGCGGGTGGGCTTACCTTTTTCATCTTTCATCGGGCCGGGCATACCGGACATACGAGCGCAAAATGATTTTTTGCGTGGGCCACCTTCAGGCTGTGGAGCCTTTAAGTTGCTTCCTGTCGCTGCGTTGTATGCCTTGCGGCCTTTTGCAGTCAAGCCTGCCCCCTTGGAAGTAGGTAGCTTTTCACCACGACCAACCGAGAGAACCGGGCCTTTTTTCTTAGCCATAAAAAACCTCAATACCCACAACAGTACCAACGCTGGTTGTTAAGTACAGCCCTGTGGTTGCCAAAATGCCTTCGCCGGGTACCGGAATGCTGAAGTTCACAGGAACGGTGGTGCTGGCAATATCCATCGTAAACAAAATAGCGCCAGTAGAACTTCCATCACGAATCTCAAATGTTGCGGCTGTTGCAGCTTTGGGGCTGACCACAATAGCTTTGAGGCGCGTTCGTCCTACGTAATAAGAACCCGCAGTACTCAGATGTGCCGATTTAACGTCTGTCTGTTGCATACCAATCTCCTTTTAAAAAGGGGCCGAAGCCCCTGAGACTAATTACTGCTGGCTGGCGGGCGGCGATTGCACACCAGTGGAGTCAGCAACAGCGTACACGATGGTGTACTGCACCGTACCAGCCGTTACGTCGGCAACAGTTGGGGTCAGTGCTGCTTGGATGGTTACATCCGTAGTACCAACG